AGCGTCGTCACCTTCAACCTGTGCGTTGTTGGTTGTTGCTGCTGCCAACGTGTCGGTCTGCCACTCGTGGTAGACAGCCGTTGCTTTGGTGCGAGCAAGCGACGAAAGGATAGGTGTCTCGGTCGGGGAGATGTTGTAAATAACATCGGTTAGATCTTCACGCTGACCGATAGCGGTGAAGGTCTGGAATGTACCTGAAGGAACAGTCATTTCTAACTCCTAATTACAAGAATCTTTCAAAAACCCTTGCAGCGTCCTGTCGACTACCTGTCTTTTTGAGACGCGCAAAGTCCTGTTTTGCTGTTTCTGACTGAATGGTCTTACCTGTGGCAGTCCCAGGCTTTAGCAACTTCGGAGCCTCCGTAACTTTTTTGGTTACCCCAGGCTTACTTTGTTGCAATTTCTGATACTGCGCGGCCATCCATAACGTCACCACGGCACGAGAGTCAGTCGCACTTGCAAGTTCCGCATCAGAGTAACCGATGCTCTTTGCAAACGCTCTTAAATCACTACGGACTTTCTCACCCTTCTTCGGATCGGCGTAGTCTGGGATTGCACTTGCAACCTTCTGCGCCTCTTCCGCGATACGCCTCTCCATATGAACCTCTTGCTCGGCTTGTTGCTCTCTGGCAATGCGTTGCTGCTCGGCTCTTAACTGCTGGAGTTGCTTCTCTTGGCGAGTCATTTCCGCGACCTTCACCGCATAAGCTATCGGATCGGTCTCTTTCAAACTCTCAATATCCTCACCTTGCATCTGCTGGCTTAGGAATTGATCCATCACCTTCAGTCGCTCGGCGTAGGCATCTCGTGCCTGCTTTGCTTGCTCGACAGCGGCTTTTTCTGCCTCGACTGCTTTACGCTGTTCTGCAAGCGCGTTAGTTTTCTTATGGTAATCAGTGCCCTTTTGGTAACCTTCGATCAACTCTTGGAGGGTCACCTCGCGTTCTTCACCCGCGGCTTTCACCACAAAACGCTGTTCCTCCTCTTGAGCCTCCTCTTGGACTTCCTCAGACTCAGATTCACTGACAGCAAGTTCTTGTTCTTCTGACTGGGGTTCTGGTTGCTCCGCTGGAGTCCCACCACCATCCATCATCCCAAGAAACGCATTTGCTGCCTGTCCCACTGTCAAGCTAGTCCCTTGCGGGTTGCTGCTTTCCATAAACTAACCTCTACTTAAAAAGTTTGAATCGTCTCTTGTTCATCTCGCCTTCGGCGGCAACGGACTCAAGACGCGCTTTCACACGACGCACTGCGCCAATCATGAGATACGAGTCCTCACGAAGCTCAATGTCGTCCTGATGACTGTTGATAATACGCTCGATGTTGTCTTTTTCCAACTCAGCGAAGATTTCGTTCAGAAACTCATCGCCAAGTAAAGCCTTTGCTCGCTCCCAACGTTGGGTCATAAGAGTCCTTTAGCCTTCTTTTTGGGGATTCGTGACTCATTGAGAGCCTCTAAAAAATCCTCGCCGTATTTGTTGACAGCCTTCTTACGAATGACGTACTCACCAACCTGTAGGCTTGCATAACCATCGTCAGGGCTATCAGGCTTTGGCCCAAGCAAACCTTTGACTTTCCCGCCTTTTTCATAAGCAATCTTGTCTGGCGTGATCTTCCCGCCCATGTAGCTTGCTTGGCTGATGTCATTAGCAGGAATTACTTCGCCGCCATAGCTTTCACCCGTTTGGCTTTCGTAAGCCTTCTGTAGCGCAGCCTTATCAAAGATCCCAGGCTGGAATAAAGGCTTAGTTCCGGTGACAGCAGGAACGCCAAACTCTAGGGACTGAGGTAACAAACGGGTATATCCAGCCGCACCAGACTTGAACATGAACGGGGCTTGCTGTGTCGGGCCTGCGCCGTAAAAGAAATCAGTTGTAGGTGCTTTTAGTGAAGTTGTACCGCCGCCAACAGTAAACGGCACAAAGTTAGCGGTCGGTATTTGCACACCACTCAAAGCTGCGTCAATCACGCTCGCAGGGACGTTCTGCGACATGGCGTATTGCCTAACCATCTGCGCGGATACGTTGGGATTGTCTTTGAATAGATTCTGTATATACGGAATCATCTCTGCGCTTGTGTACGCAGACAGTGGTTTTGTGTTGTTTACAGGCTGATTGACGGCGGGTTGTTGTACGGCTGGAGCTTTTGGGAAGTTAAGGCTTGCAACCAATGCAGCCATTTGGCTATCAGGAACACCCTGTTGCCCTGCGAACACTCTGAACTCATCAGGTGTAATGTACTTGCCTGCCGCTTGTTGTTGCGCGATAAGGTTCTGAGCAAACGGAACCATCTCGGTAAACGTATAGTCGGCCATCGTCTTGGGAACGATGTTCCCAGAAGCGTCTAGCTTCTGCCATGACTGTAAAGTTGGTGCAGCCACGGTAGACCCCTGGTTAACTGTTTGGTTTACGGTTTGATCTACCGTCTGATTGTTTGTTGTCTGATCGACTGGCTGTGAAATCGTATTAACGACATCCGTTACAGTCAATGGCTTGATTGCGTCATCTACAGCCTTCAGCAGATTTGCATCAGTTACGCCCAAAGCCTTTAGTTTGTCGCTGCCAAACTTGTTAGAAACGTACCAGTCAAACTGTTGCTGAGGTGTCATCACAAACCACGATGAAGGCAAGTTGATGCCTATGGCTTGCGCGTCTGTGCGTAGCTTTTGCTGAGCGTTTATTGCTGCTTGATAGTTGTTTTTATCAGACTCACTGCTGAACGTAGTGCCATCTGTTGCCGTGTATACCGGAGGAGGTTGGTAAACCGGAGGAGGCTCGTAAGGAGGCGGTTCTTCTTGCGGCGGTGGAGCAAAAACATCCGACACGGCAGTCCTAGCCACATCAGGACTAAAACCTAACATATTTGTCAGGCCAAAGTACAAAAGAGTGTCAGGGTTTGTGTTGGAGATTAGACCTTGATTAAGAAGGTACTGAATATCTGCGCTGTTAGGGTTTGAGAAGTATTGATCGACAAACGCCCTAAGCTGATCGGTTGTATATCCGTTGTATGTAGCCATGATTTACCCTGGAATCTCGACGTTGCCAGTAATACCCGCCCCGACTTTCATCGCCTTCATCTGCGCTTCTGCCTCGAACTCCATACGCTTGAGTTCTAACTCGGCTAAAGCCTTTTCTCTAGCAAGCTGAATATCGGCCATAGCTTTCTGACGCTTGATCTCGATGTCTGCTTTGGCCTGCGCCATCATCATTTGGATAGCAGGATCTTGGCCTTGTTGTTGTTGAGGTTGTGCAAGTGCAGCATCGACCTCTGGGCCTACAGGTTTGAAGAACTCTGCTGAATCTGGGAACCCTGCTGCCTCAATAAGTTTCCCTAATACTGATCTGTACTGCGAGACACTCACTAAAGGATTGTTTGGGCCGTATGCTTGAATGATCTGCTCTTGCTTGGACAGAACCATTGAGAGCATTGCCATCTTTTGCTCCATGCTCCCCGTACCAAGTCCGACATTCACTGTGCAGTCGTACTGGTTCGACCACTCTCGCGGGTCGTACTGGACGTACTGCCCACGCATCCGAATCAAAACTGCTTTGTCCTGGTACTTGCATAAGAGGTGTAAGAGTCCTTTGAATAAGTCTTTTACGCCTGTTTCTGCAAAGATCCTAGCAATGAGTTCGATCTTTCCTTGTGAGGCTTGCGTAAGGGCCGCTATGGCCGCGGCAGTCACGTTCTGTAGGATGTTAGGGTCAAGACCTTGAGAGGCTTCTGTAACACCTGTGCGTTTAGCCTGAACCTGATCAAGGTACTCTAAAAGAGGGAAGGCTTGCTGACCAACAGGAGGTGTCGTAATCGGAACCAGCGCAGCAGGATTCTTCATCCTCACCACACCGCCAGGAGTAACGCTCAAGAGATCATCGAGGTTGACCTGACCTTCGACAGCACCCATGCGGGTATTGTTTTGAAGGTACAGGTTATCAAGCATCTGCCTCGTCACAGTCGTCTTGATAAGCTGGAGATCAACTGTACGATCAGCAGGACAATCCCCAAAAAACCTGTGAGGAATCGGAATAGGACAGATGGTGTAAAACGGCACATAATCGGTTTCCTCGTTACTTAGGATTTCGTTCCCCGAAAAATGCACCCGTCTTAGTTCTGCGATCCCGTCTCCGTCGTAATCAGTCTTTAGGTAGCACTCGAACACTTCAACCGTCTGCATGGACTTGTCGAGACTTGGCTCCATGTAGGGCTGCTCGTCACGGTTGTATCGAGCGATGTACTCAGCAGAAAACTCAAGGTCGTTGTAAACCGGCAGGTTCATCACGATCTCAGGATCAAACCCCATTGAGACAAGATCCGACCTCGTAATAAGTTTCCTGTGCGCGACAAAAGGGGTATCTCGAACAGTCTTTCCTGCCTTGGAGATCAAGAACTCTTCGGGAGGCACGTTCTCGACCTTAACTTTCCCTGCCTTTGTCTTACGCATGAGCGCGACGTTATGAACACGCATGACTTGACCATCAATATCCTGCTCAATCGTCTCTTGCGCTGCGATCTCCATCGTCCCGTCAGACATAAGCATAGCTAGCTCATCGTCTGTCAGGTTTGCGTACTGTTCCTTCGTGACTGAAATCGAGTCGTCCCAGTAGGCTTTAATGACACCGACCTTCTGAAGGATTGCGTCCTTGAACCAGTCGTGCATGATCGAGATGCCAGGGTTCTGCTTCATCAGCACCCAGTTGCAATATTCAGTGGCCTGCATTGCCATAGGCTCATCACCTGGACCTACAGGCTCGAACACGCCGATCTCATCAGCAGACGTAAACAAACGCATGAGAGGCGGAAGCATCCCGTCGATAGCTTCTGCGACTTCTCCGGTTACGATTTGGCTGCGACCCTCTACTTCATTACCGTAGGGATCGCGCATATAGGCAGTGAGCGCGTTCTTACGCTGCTCGACCGTCTCGGTCTCCAAGAAACCTATCGCGTTATCAATCTCACCTTGGAGAATCGCCTTTAATCGTCCGTCATCCATTTAGACCACCCAAGATACGTTAGGTTTCAGCGGCTTAGACCAACTCGTTGTTTCTGACATGCCAACCGCAAGATACCGAAATGCGTCAGAAGCATGAGATGCCCAATCGTGAAGAGGCTTATCCCAGTAAACTTGACGCTTATCGTCGTATTGTCTCCGATAATTGCGTAGTGCGTCCACTCCGCGCTTAGTCTTGGAGTCGAACCAACAAAAGGGAATCAGCCTTCTCACGGCTTGTATCCCATCGTCAACACCCATTCTCGGCACAATCGTGATGTTTAGCCCTGCTTCTTGTAGGAGTTCCATCCTCGAGCGACCAGTGCCTAGCTCCCTTACTTGTACGTCATGAGGCAGTAGCTGCTCGGCTAGTTCGTAGTGATTTGTTCTCAACCAGTTGACATACCAATCGAGTCCCTGGCCGTGGTTCTCCACAAAGTCAATCAATCGCGTCTCTAAGCCTACTCTCTGGCAGACCCAGATTGCAGTGGAGTCGCCTATCCCTAAGTCCCAGGCTGCGTAAGTCTTAGCTAAACCATCTACAGGGATGTCGTGGAATCGCTCAGACGGTAGCTCATTGAGAAGTTGTCCGTAGTAACTCCCCTCGATGGCTGAATCAAAGGAACACTCAAACTCTTGCAGGTACTTGTCGTCTCCCATTTCGGACTTGGCTGCATCGAGTTCAGTCTGAGGGATAAGACCTGTTTCGGACGCTCGGAACTCAAGCAGTGCCCAATCGTTATGCTGCTCTGCATGGTCTCTCAGGGTTTTGAAGTGGTTGTTTCCTTTGGGTGTTCCGAGGAATAACGCCCATCCCATCCTGTCTGACAGGGCCGGACGAACCACTTCCGACCAAATTTTAGGGTTCTGGTCACCAAATTCGTCGAATACAACCCCGTCAAAATACTGTCCTCTAAGAGAGTCTGGGTTATCAGACCCCGCAAGTTGGATGCGTCTGCCCCAGAAATCAACCCGTAGCTCCGCAATATTGGCAGTGGCGTTGAGGGGTTGGGTAAACTTGAGGAGGTAATCCCAGATAACTCGTTTTGTCTGGGAGTAGGTAGGCCCAATAAACGCATATCTTGGAGCCTCCTTTGTGTTCTCTATTGCTGCTCTAATGAGATGGTTGACAGCAGAGACTGATTTACCCATACGAC